TTCACGCCTGCTGCCGGTGGCGCACCTCCATCAATCTGTCCGGTGATCTGAAGCGCTGAATGTGTTTCAAGATACTTTTTGGTGATGACGTCATCGTCACCTGCCGCGTCGCCTGCTCTAATCGGCAGATATGCATCATCGCTGAAAGTGAAAAGTCCCACCAACGACTTATCAGCAATTGGCAATTCAAATGAATAGCTCATGTCGATTTTTTTGTCAATGGTTTTGTCGCCAATTACAATATATTCAGAATTGTTGTCCAATAAATCATGCTGGACAATTTCGTGGAAATCTTGAAACAACGCCCAAAGAGAAGCATCGCCGCCATGCACAGACGCTGGATCGTCATGCCAATTCCCTGGTTGATTGCCGTGGATGATTCGTTTGAACTGGCTAATTATGAATTCTTGGAAATCAGAATAATCTGTGGAATCAATTTCAGAAGTGGCGATTGAAGCTGCCGGTTTTTGGTCGTCAAACGTATCCGGTTTGGCGATTTGATCCAACCGTTGTAAATTCTCGCCCATCTCAACTCCACGCGAAATTATTCTGCATACGGATTATACCTTTGTTTGCCGGTTTTCGTTAATGATATGCGAGCGGCAGACTGGCAAGCGTGAACCATCATGGACACCTTGACACCGTCAGCAAAGCAAATAATCCGTTCGCCGCCACGCAGTCTGGCATCCTCGTCTGGCTCTATCCGCTCTGCGACATAGAACACACGCTCAAACTCAGCTGGCCTAGACAGCGAATACTGAACGCCCGTGCCGCATATCACATTGTCAACCGGCTGGTGGCAACTTGGGCACCGAACGTCCTGCAGCTTTCTGTTGCAACTGGGACAGCGCGGTTTGCCGCTGCACTTTCGGATGATGGAAATGCCGGTGATGGATTCCTGGCACTTGGAGTCTTTGAGCTGTTGGACCCACTCTGCGGCCTGCTTCTCATCGGTCAGATCCAGGCGCGTGGTGAGCCCATCATTGGTATGAACCTTGAACATACTGGCCGTACCTCATTGGGCAATCGCCAAGCAAGGAGTTTGGCCGCACGGATGAGCTATTTGCCCTTGCCTTTGCCCTTGCCTTTGCCCTTGCCTTTGTCGTCATCACCACCGGCATTGTCGTTGCCACCCTCAGAACCGCCATCAGGCGGTGGAGGTGTGCCAGCACCTTTGCCCTTGACTTTGCCCTTGCCTTTGGCATCGGCTGCTTTGGTTGACTCGATGAACGCGGCAAACGGCTTGTCGCTCTCCTTGATGTAGGCCAGTTCATCCTCGGTGATAACCTTGGTGCAACCGGGCCTGAAATGAAGAGCGCCTTCAACAGAGCGTTCCAGCTTGCGGGTCTTGGGCTTTTTGAACTTCAAAGAACCCATGCCCATTTCGGGCTTTTTGGGCTTTTCGGGCTTGTCACCCTTTTTCTTTTCCGCTTTTTCCACCACCTCGGAAGGCACCTCAATCTGCTTCTGCGGTGCCCTGGGCGATATGCGGACAGTAACCTTTTTCATCAGTCACCCTCTTGCGCCAGCATGATGTCTTCCACCATCTGCTTGGCCGTCTCATCGCCCGTGAAAGCCAAGTCGTGCATCAAACCAACCTCGATCAGATCGGCCTTGCGCATGGACCCCAATTTGCTCTTGGTGTACTTGGGCTTTTCGGCTGCCGGTTCTTCAGTCTTCTCCGGTTCAGCCGCAGGCGGTGGTGCTGCGGGTTTGGGCTTTGGCTTGGCGGCCTTTTCGGTTGCGTCCTTCAGCACCTTCACCCGGTAATCGGGATTGGCCTTGAACGCCGCAATCTCAGCCGCGTTGGTAATCACCTGGGTCTTGCCCTTGGTGAACGCGCGCCCACCCACGGTTTGGGATAAACTCCCGACCAGTTCCACTTCTGCTTTTGCCATCTTTGAGCCTCCAAACAATGGCTAGTGACAGGCAGCTGAGGCGGCCTGGTGGCCGCCTAGCTGATTGTCAGTTTTGACCGCGTGGATCAGACACCGTCACCGATGTTCCGGCCCTTGACGATGGCGTCCAGTTCCTCGTACTGCGCGTCAACCTTGGCGGTGATCGCGTACTGGTTCACGCCTGCAAAGATGTCACGGTCTTTTTCGATGCGCACATCACGCCCGATGCCCACGATGAGGTTGCTCATGTGGGTGAGGATGACCTGGGGCTTGGCCCGGTAGGTCACCTTGACGGTGTCGCCATCACCGATGGAACCACCCCCGTCACGCGCGATGGTGCCGGCAGCCGCATCCAGGTTGTAGTCGGTGCCGTCCACGTAGGGCGTGGTGGGGGTCTTGAGCAGGTCTTCAGGGAGCACCACCACGCTGGTGATGTCCTTGTTCTTCAGCTGAACAGCGGTGGTGCCGTTCAGCACAACGTGCTCGACCACGAGCGGGTTGAGATCCCAGAGCGGCACTTCCACGATGGGGATGCCGAACGGGGTGACCTGGCTGCCGGAAATGGCCGCATCACCGGCTGCGGTTGCGCGGGTGGACAGCTTCTCGGTGTAGAGCTGGGACAGGTCAGGTGACATGAGCCAGCGCAGCGCGCCTTTGTTCCGCCTGAACTTGGTCGGCATCGCCCGGATGGCCTTGCCGAAGACACCCAGGCCGATGTTCTGGTTCGCAGCGTCCACGACGTTGCCACCGTTTGCCAGCTCCTGCCAGCCGTTGGCCAAGGCCAGATACCCGTCCTTGATGTACTGGGTCGTGGACCCACCGGGGTAGATGTCATCCTCAATCTGGGCCGGTCCCAGCTTGTCACCCGACACGTACAGTTCCTCCATGTCGTTGGCCAAGCGCCGTGCGAACATCTGGATGATGTGGTCTTCAACCGCTTCACCCTCGATGTTGATTTCGGTGAAGTTGTCACCGATTTCCACCGGCACCATGATCTCCTTGGGAACCAGGGAAATCTTGGACGTGGTGATCCCGCGCCGCACACTGGGGTCTTTGGCTTCGGACTTCGGCACCGCAGCGCGCCTGCCGACACCGATTTTGTCGATGTCGAGCTGCTCGTTGCGGAAACGCACGATGCGCGCGTTGTCCTTGAGCACGGTTTCATCAACCACGTAGTCGATGAATTTGTCGGACTGAGCTGGGTTCAGCTTGCCGCTCGCTGCCAGATCGTCAGCAACGATGACTGCCTTTTTGACCAGCTCTTCATTCTGAACAGAAGACATGTTCTAACCTCCTTGATACTTTCGGCTCAAAGCCTTGTTGGTCTCCAAAGCTGTAATTACAGCACGCCAGCCCAGAAACTCTTTTCCGTTTTTTCCTCTTTGTCCGTCTCACCCTCTTCATCGACAGAGGTGGACGGGTTGTGCACTTGCTCGATCTGCTCCATGCGGTCTGTGAGCGATTTGGAGACTGCGACATGGTCCTTGAATGCCGCAACCAGCTCGCCCACGGCCTTGGCCACAGCCTGCATGTCGCTGCCATCGCCCTTGGGCTGGGTCTCAGAGTGCTCCACCTTGCCGGTGATGCCGTTCACGACTTCCTGAAGCTGCTTCGCCACGTCCAGCAGCTGGTCTGAACGCTCAGGGGTGAAGGTCTGCGCCTGGGCAATCGCTTTCTGGATGGTGTCGAGCACGGTGGCAGCTTCCACGGCAGCAGGCTTGGGCTCAGTGTCATCGGCCTTTTTGACCGGTGCCGGGAATGCCTTGTCATATTCGGCCATCGCCTTTTTCACGGCATCGCCCTTCATGCCAGCCGCCTTCAGCTGTTTCTCGAACAGAGCGCGCTTGTCGACAGCGGCCTTTTCGACACCCTCTTCATCGGTGTCGGGCTTGTCGTCAGCCTCATCCGATTCGGGAGCGCCCTTGTTGACGATGCTCTCCACGAGGTTGGCCACCCTGTCCATGGCCTTGGTCACAGCCTCATCGCTGCCCTCTGCCTCGCCAGCCTCTGCCTTTTCGGGCTCATCGCCCTCGGCAGGTGCATCATCGGCCTTGGGCTCATCGCCTGCGGCCTCATCGGGCTTGGGCGCATCGCCTGCGGCCTCATCGGGCTTGGTTTCCTCAGCTGCGGTGTCGTCTGCAGGCTGGTCCTGCTTCTGAACCTTGTCGTCTTTTTTGTCGGCCATGTTGTTCTCCTCATCTTGATTGAGACTTTTTATCACAACAAAAATCTCTTCATTTGCCGCTTTATCCACTAAGGATAACTCGTCAACATTCAAATCAATAAATTCTCGCACTGCCTCGTTACCCAAAGCGCACCTCGTGTATCACTTTTTCAACTGCTTTACCTTGGCGGTGCCGCCTACAGAAAAGCCAGTTATCTTGCCCTCTTTGACTTTTTGCCAATCTTTTGAATTCTTGACTTTTACCACCACCAGCCAAGTGCCCTTTTTGATGGCTTTGCCATTGATAGCCATGTCAGTCGGTGCCACGTAGGACTGGAGCAGATCAAACTGCTGCTTGAAAACCTTGTGCTGCTCCCCAAGCTCGGTGGATTTATTGTATTGTGCCAAAAACTTCTGGGCCGCTTTGAGGATGACTTCTTCAGAAATGATGTCGCCTTGGGCATCCACCACCCCTGGTTGAAGGACAATCCCTGTGACCTCTTGCGCCTCGTCAACCGCCTTCAACAGCGGGATGTAATATCCCACGTTTTTTTCGGTGTACGTTGTCTCTTCATTCGAGCGCTGATCGCCTCTTTCAGAGGCAGGGATGGCACGTCTGTTTTTGTTCGACATGTGTGTCTCCAAAACGAACAACTCAACAATGCCTAGGTTAGCGTGATTTTCTGTAAAGGATAATTTTATGGAAGTTGGGGGTGTCTAAAATGGGCTGCTGAAAAAGACAATTCAGATGTTGGACAAATACGTCACCCTGGCTGGACAGGATTCCCTTTCTTGTCGTGGACGGTGGTGAATTCCAGGTTGGTATCTACCATCCTGTCAGTCCTTTCATGCCGCACAGTGAAATATTCTCCACCCTTGTCCGCGAATTTGTCAGGCACAGACGGCACAATGCGCTTTTTGTTTTGTTTTTTACGCTTGGGCTTTGGCATTATAGCTCCTTGTACAACACGTGGAATCCCTGCACCTTTTCGCCATCGACATTTTCGCCAACTATTTTCCTGACCCTTTGGACTAACAGTCGTTTTCCCTTGTCCAAAATCACTTCGGCCTCATCAGCCACCGCTGCTGGCGCTATATTGTAACTAGCACTGGATGTGTTTGTCTCCATTATGACAAAATACTGCCCTTTTTCAGTGGTGAATTCAGCGGTTGCCGCCACACTTGGTTCAGCGGACCAACTTGTGAGCGCCTCGTGTTCAATCACGTTGCCCTTTTTGACAAACGGTGCGACATCATCTGCGTCCATAGCGTACATCCCGCGATACACCTTGCCCTTGTGGACTGGCGCGCGGGAAAGTGCTGCGCGCATATCCTTCAGACGTTTCACAGATTCAGGGTGCGCTTTGGCAGTGGCGGCAGTGGCCCTGCCGCTGTCGATGTGTTTCATCATTGCGAAGTCTTGACCGCTCCACGCTCCAAACGCATCCTTTTCGGCCTTGCTCAATGATTTTTCCCACGTTTTGGTGGTTTTCAAACGAGTCGATGGCTTGGGCTTTGGCTTGGGCTTCAAGACTGGAAGCGCAGCGTCATCAGCTTCAACCAATGTGACTTCCATCCCATAACGCCTCTTGCCGCTGACCATCTTGCTGACAAACTCCCTGTCCTTCACCACCAGCCGCTTGCCCTTGTTCATCAACACTTCTTTTTCTTCTTCCCATGTGGCCACTTTGGAAATGTCGTGTGTGCCATTTTTGGTCTTGACTTTCAACAGCACATAGCGTTGATCTGACTTTGGTGTTGATGCGTAATCCTTGGCAACACTTCTGGACTTTGACCAGCTGGTATAAGAGTCTTGCGTCAACACATTGCCTTCAGCAAAGGTGGTTGTCGCGTCATCCGCGCTTAACACCATGCCTCGATGGATGGTGCCTTCATAATGGGGTGCGCGAGCAAGTGCTGATTCCATGCCGTCTATGCTCTTTTGCGCATTGATTGCCGCTGGGGATTTCACCTCTGAAAGCGGCACTTTCCCAGCTTGCACCCGCCTGATCATATCATACCCTTCAGCCGCTCCCCAATCATCAAACGCTGCTTGCTCGGCTGAAGTCAATTGGCGACTCCACGCTGCTACGCTGGCCAACCGTGCCGGATTGGGGGCGGCAGCAACCGTCATCGGTGTCAGGTTGTCATATGAACCTGATGACTCATTCACGTCCACGGTGCAACGGCACCGGAAATGAAACGGTGGAAGCGTGATGTTGGCTGCCGAGAGTGCCTTGGAATCAGCCGCGCCCTGGGGACCAGGTTTGGGTGACACCGACTTCAGCTGACTCTCTGTCGGCCATGGGTGCGCCGCCTTCACCTGGTCTGGGGTCGTGGCGCTCATCACGGACTGCATCTGGTCAGCACCCTGCCGAACCGTGAACACCTTGCCGTCCATGTGAGAACACCGAGGGCAGGTGCGTTGGTCGCCAGGGTTGCTGATCGTGTACGTGGTGATTCCGATGCTCATGAACGAGCGCATCTGCCCGTGAACGCGCGCTGTCGTTGCCGCGTTGGCTGCCACACCCTCAAAATACTGCTTGGTGGTGCCGGTAAAACCGGCTGGCACTTTGACCTGGGCAAAGGTGGTCTTCATCCGCTCCTTCATCAACTTGGCCGCCTTGGAAGGATCACCACCCGCCTCAATCATCGTCTGCCTTGTAATCTTGGCTATCTCAGGCGACACCCCTTTTTTGTACAAGTCCCCCATCCAGAACACCTGATGGTTCTGGAGTGCTGCCACCGCGCTCTCATCCACCAGGTCAAATGCGGGCAGGAGCTGGGCAACCACCTGCTGGCCTTTCGCTGCCTTTTTCACCTTCTCAAATTTGGGCATATCATAGACCAACGGCTTGGCGGTCTGCCGGTTGGCCTTTTTATGGCCAGCGGTGCGGGCCAATCGGTAGATGCGATCCACCTCTTTCAAGAACACCGGCTTGATCGCGCCTGCCCAGGCGTTCATGATCTTGTCAACCGCTGTTGTTATCTGTTTGGCAGTCTTGCCCTGGGCCGCCATCTTGGCGGCAGCCTCTGTCGCCTTTTTCGCCCTCTTTTCCCACTCAGCGTCAAGGTATTCCCGCATGCGCCGCTCGGTGCGCGCTATCTGGGCCACCTCGGAAATCTTGGCTGCCTTGGCTATGATGTCATCAGATGCCCGCAGCCCTTCATACGCCTGGGCTAGTGTGAGCAAGGCTCTCCACCCGATTCATCGCGCCAAGTCTTCTCAATCTCCTTGTTCAACTTCACCAGGTAGTCCACGAACAGGGTGCTGCCCATCTCACCATGGAGCGATTTCAGCGCGGTGATTTGCTGCCCCGGCTCACTCGCTTCAGCCTTGTTCTTCACCGCCTCTGCCATCATCAGGCTGAATGGGATGTCCTGGTTGAAGTCTTCAGGGAAGTCCGGCAGCTCTGTGCCCAGGATGTCTTCCAGCAGCATGCGCGCGATTCTCGGATTGACGCCACCGGTCTTTTCGGCCTGAGCCAGAATCTTGACAAGCAGGCTATTGTCGGTGGTGTTGGGGCTGTTGCTCTTGAACTTGTGATACAGGATTCCCATGTCAGGGAATAGGATGCGGTTGAACAGCTCGTCAAACTCGTTTCTCTCAGGCGCAAACACCTGCTCATCGGCCAGCTGTCGGCTGCTGTCTGCCGTGTTGCGGGTGTAGTCATCCGCACGTCCAACGATGATGGGTGGCAGACGCCAGACGCGCCTGATCTTGTCCCGGTTGTTCTTGCTGTACTCTTGGAACAGGGCGTCCTTGTGCTGCTCGGACACCAACGGCTTGATCTCCATCTTGATCTGCGAACCGTCCTCGCCCTCCAAAGCAGTCTCAGCCTCCAGGATCAGAAACTTGCTGTAGTTGTCGCTGTCCTGAACCTGTGATTCGACAAATTCAGTGATGCGTTCAATCGTGCCCTCGGTGAGCTGGCCATTCGAGACAGCGACCACCATGGACGGGATGTTGTTATTTTTGAAAGTGATGTAGTTGATTTCCTCTGACGCTCTGTCACCGTAGATGCTGAGCAGGTTGCCTATGTACCTCGGCAGGCCATAAGGTGTTCTCGGTGCATAGATGCGCAGATAGACCACTTCGTTGGCACGTTTGACCTTTGGCAACGTCTTGCCTGCCAACTCGCCTGTGTCGTTGTTCCATATCCTGGGGTCACCAAACTCCTTGAACCATCTTATCTTGTGGCCACGGACCACTTCCATGCTCTGGCGTCTGATCGACTTGGACTGAGCAAACGTCCTGAAACGCCTGTATTCCTTGCGCATGACCTTTTTGACGCTGCCATCCCGCTGCAGCTCCAGTATCGGCCTGTCCACCAGGATATGGTCGTCATCCAGCCTGCCGAGGCGCATCTGGTAGCTGGGCAGGTGGACAAAACTCTGTATCCTGCCCTTGTTGTCCCGAATCACCTCAAAGTATCCGCACCCGGTCTGCTCCAGGTCACGGCGCAGCTTCCTGCGGAATGCCACAAACGACTCCTTGGTGCAGTACGCAAAGAAGTTTTCCAGGCTGATTTTCTCATTTTCAACCTTGTTGGACAGAGATGCGGGCGCTTTTTTGCCGCCTGGAAGCATGGTCTTGACGCGTGGCACAAACCGATGGCCAAAGCCCTCGATGTTGATCTCCATCGCCGCAATACATGGCTCCATCTCTG